GCTCGCCCGATAGCACACTTCCTGCACCCTGTCAAGTAGCCGATGGTTACCACCCCAAATAACCGATGACTACTACAGGGCTTGACTTTCCGAGCCTCGCGCCTCTGCGCACACAGCACACGGGGGCGCATGGGGGGGTAGGTACGGTCGGACCTCTGGGACTCAATTAGGGGATAGCCAGAGAGACTGATTTTGTGGGACCCCTATATAAAATATATTATTTTAAAATTTGGCTAGACTGGCTGGTTTGTCCATGCTAAAATGGTTATTGTATATGGGTTTGGATATGAAAATACCACCCGTTTTAGGGGTGGTATTCCAGTGTGGCTGTCTCCCTTGGGGTCGAACCAAGACTTTACGGATTAACAGTCCGTTGCACTGCCATTATGCTAGGAGACAAGGACAATCTAGCAGTCCCATTTCTTGAGTGCTAAGGCTTTGCGTGTTGGGCGACCTTTGGTGTCTTTCATTGGTCCTGCAGAGCCGCCCATTCTTGCGCAGAATGATTCTCTGCGTGCTGCTGCTTTGGGGGATTTGGCTGCTTGCTTAGCGGACACTGGTGGCTTTAGGTTTCCACCTGTGGTTTTGTTGTAGGATGCTCGTCCTTTGGCGTTTAAACCACCTTTGGGGTTTTTGCCTTCGGCACGAGTCCACGCAGGTGTTTTGGGCATTTACTATTTCTTCTTTTTCTTGGGTGCTGGTTTTACGCCACCTGTTTTTGAACCGTACTCTTTTAGGCGAGATTTTGGTCCTTCGGTTTTTTCGTGCTTTGCACCTTCCATCATTTTACCGTTAGGCATTTTGTGCATTTTCATTTTGTTATTTCCTTTTTTTAGTTGCTTTACGCTTGTTCGCTTGTGCTTGTTCAGACAATGCGATGGCGATGGCTTGCTTACGGCTGGTCACTACGGGACCACCCTTACCAGAATGCAGGCTGTGGGCTTTAAACTCGTGCATAACCTTGGTGACTTTTGGTGATGGTTTCTTATTAGATGCTACCATTGGTTTGTCCACGCTAACTTGGCTATTAATGCTGCCAATCTAGGCAGCACATTGATTCTAGGTTCTAGTTACTTGAACCAATCAACTCACACTTCGTTCCGTTGATTGGGACAGTTTTTCTGTCCCCCCCTATATCCCCCCCAGCCGTTCCCTAATGAGGATGGTCAATTCCCACTATGTGGGATGGGAACGAACTGTCCTAATGTATGAGTGCTAACGGCAACAAATTCACAGCCCTAGACGACAGACAAGAAGCCTATTTAGAATGGCTACTATGTCCCCAGCGTTTGCGTAAACCCCCAACACAAGAAGCCTATGCAAAAGATGTTGGCGTGGACACCACGACACTAAGAAGGTGGCAGAAACGCCCAGCCTTTGCATCTCAGTGGAAGAAGCGAGTAGAAGAACTTCAAGGTTCACCAGAGCGTACTCAGACGCTGCTGGATAACCTTTATGAGCGTGCGATGGATGGTGACACCAAATCGGCTCAACTGTACCTTCAGGCGACCAATAGACTGTCCCCACAGCAAGTCAATGTTACCACAACTACAACTACATCGGAACTATCCGACAGTGAGTTGGATGATTTGCTCAAATCGCTAGTTGTAAACGAAAAGTCCGAACGCAACCTAAAAGCCGTCTAGGAATCCTAGGGCATGTTTGATAACCTCTGGGCTTGTCCACGCTGTGGTCAATGGCTACCCAACTCATTTCACGACTGCCCCGACTGTCACCCCGACACTGAACCACATAAAATGAAAGACTCAGATGACTGAACTTCAAGATGCCATCAACGAAAGAGAATGGCGCAAATGCAGAGGACCCGAAAATGCTACCCCAGAAGAACGCCTAGAAGCGTTCCTGTATTTCTGTGCAAACTACTGGTACATCAAACACCCCGAACGAGGACGCATAGAGTTTGAACTACGAGAACCACAAATAGAAACCATCCGCATGTGGCTAGTGGAACGCTACAGCGTTGTGCTCAAAGCACGCCAAATTGGGTTCTCCACTTTGGCTGCTGCTTTTGCCTTTTGGTTGGTGTTCTTTGAACAGGACCGTTTCATTGTCATGCTATCCCGTACTGAGCGTGAGGCTGCCAAACTGCTACTGAAGTCTAAATATGGTTTTAGGTTTCTTCCTAGTTGGATGAAGGAGCGTGGTCCTAGCCTTATTAGCGACCATCAACTGAAGATGGCTTTCACAAATGAATCAGCCTTAGAGTCCCTTCCTTCATCTAATGACCCTGCTCGTGGTGAATCTGTATATCTAGTTATTGTGGACGAGATGGCGTTCTTGCCTAACGCTGAGGAAGCGTGGGCTTCTATTGAGCCTGTAGCCGATGTCGGTGGTCGTGTTATATGTTTGTCCACTGCTAACGGGTCTGGTAACTTTTTCCACAACATGTGGGTTGGTTCCCAAACAGGAACCAACGCCTTCAAAGGTTTGTTTTTTCCTTGGAGTGCTGGTGACCGTGACGAGGACTGGTACGAGTCCAAATCTAAAACAATGCAACCTTGGCAGTTGCATCAAGAGTATCCACGGATTCCTGAGGAAGCCTTTATTAAATCTGGTAACCCCGTATTTGACATTGATGCTTTGGACAAACTTCCAACTATGAACCCATCTAGAGGATTCCTTGATTGTATTGTTGAGCGTCAGGTTCGTTGGAACCCTGCTGAAGATGGTGAAATTAGCGTCTGGTCTGAACCTGAAATTGATGGTGTGTATGTGATTGGAGCGGATGTGGCAGAAGGGTTGTCATATGGTGACTATAGTTCTGCTCATGTTATTAACTGCTCCACAGGTCAAATTGTGGCTCATTGGCATGGACATATTGAACCCGACCTATTTGGTAAGGCACTGGCTGAGTTGGGTTGGTGGTATAACACTTGTCTGGTGGGGGTTGAAAATAACAACCACGGTTTGACTACCCTGAAAGCGTTGCAGCGTACTGGCTACAGGAATATCTATAAGCAGCGCCGTTTGGCGCATGCTCGTCCTCAGGCTACTGAGGTTTTGGGTTGGCGTACTACTAGTTCTACTAAGCCGTTGGCTATTGATGAGTTATCTGCTGCTATTCGTACTGAGTTCCTAGAAATTTACTGTTCTAAGACTATTGCTGAGTTGCGTACATATGTTCGTAAAGAGAATGGTAAAATGACTGGTTCTCCTCATGACGACAGGGTTATGTCTTTGGCTATTGCTAACCAGATGATGAAGTATGCTCATCTTCCTGAATACAGTCCAAACATGGTTATACCTAAAAATAGTTTAATGTGGTGGGAACAGCATCTGTTTTCAGACCAAAATGGAAACAAAATGCATATTGGCGCACACAATGTGCGCAATCTTTCAAATTAGGGAACGATTAACCTAGACATGATGGTATTTGTATGCGAAAATTGCTCCAAAAGTTTTTATGACGAGGAATTGCCACGCCGTGGCGCACTTTGCTTCGGCTGCCATGTTAAATCACTACATATTGGCTTCAGCCATGGCAAAGACAACTTTCATGGTGACACTATAGGTGAGAAGCAACGCAAAATAGTCTCTGACGCAGCCTCTAAGGGGATTACTGCGGAACCTGTTGGGACTAGGTGGATTTAAATGCAATCATGGTTTGTACCCATTGTGGTTGCTGTCATTGGTGGACCATTAATGGTTCTCATGCAACTATTGCGTAAAGAGAATACAAACCAACACGCCGAAGGGCGTGAACTACTACATCAAGTTATTGAGAAGGTAGATAGAGTCGGAACTAAAATTGACGGTCATATTGGCTGGCACGAAGGTAAGGAAACAGAATGAAACTTAGCGTAACACAAAAAGCAGCATTGGCATCATATGGTCGTGCAGTTCTTGCAACTGTTCTATCGGCGGTTCTTGTCGGCGCTAAAAGTTGGTCTGATATTGGCGCAGCATTTGTTGCTGCAGCCATTCCACCAATTATCCGTGGATTGAACCCGAACGACAAAGATTTTGGTGCTGGCTCTAAATAATGGCTAAGACTTCTCAAGCAGACCTGCTGGCTAGATACACCAGCCGTATCGCCACTTCCAAGAAGTGGCGTAAAGATGACGGCATGGATGAAACATGGCGCAGACTTAATGACTTGTATCGTGGCAAGCATTATGATGATTTTGCTGAAGAAGATAGAATGATTGTTAATATTGGTTTTTCCACTATTAATGTTATTGCACCTAGTGTGGCTATTAACTATCCTAAGGTTGTTGTTTCTGCTACGCTTCCTGAGCAGGCTCCTAATGCTGTTATCGCTGAGGCTGTTGTTAACTATTGGATGCGTCACTACAATATTAAACCTGAGTTCCGCCGTTCAGTTAAAGATGCTTTGATTTTTGGTCATGGCTGGGTTAAAATTGGTTACCGATTTATTGAAGAACAGGCTGTAACTGCAGCACAAAATACTGATGGTGAAGATATTGACATTTCAGATGATACTATGGATAGTGACCCTATTTCTAGTAATTCTGTTATTGTTGAGGACCGTCCTTTTGCTGAGCGTGTTTCTCCTTTTGACATGTTTGTTGACCCTGACGCCATCAGCATGCAGGATGTGCGTTGGATTGCTCAACGCATCAAACGCCCACTATCCGAGATTAAATCGGACAAACGATACAATAAGTCAGCCCGTGATGCTGTACAGCCAATGTCATACTCTAAATGGTCTGACCATTCTGCTAATAAAAAAATCAACGACAAGGCTATGGGTTATGCTGAGGTGTGGGAATTTTATGACTTGCATCGTAACACAATCAGCGTGTTCGCTGATGGTGCTGAGCAGTTCCTAATTAAACCTACTAAGATGCCTTATGCAACTGGTCATCCTTTTGTTATGTTGCGTGACTATGAAGTGCCAGACACTTTCTACCCTATTGGTGAACTTGAGGCTATTGAGCCACTTCAGCGTGAATTGAACGAGACTCGTTCTCAAATGCTTAACCATCGTAAGCGTTTTAGCCGTAAATACCTATTTAAAGAATCAGCGTTTGATAATACGGGACGCTCCGCTTTGGAGTCGGACTATGACAATGTTATGGTCCCTGTTATTGGTGATGAACCGCTTGGTGGTGTTGTTGCACCATTCCCAGCGATTATTAACCCACCTGAGTTCTATCAACAGTCTGATTTAATTACTGCCGATATTGACCGTATTTCTGGTGTTACCGAGTTCATGCGTGGTGGCGGTATGGCTATTCGCCGTTCCGCAACCGAAGTTGGAGCAATCCAAGATGCAAGCAATAGCCGTACAGCAGATAAATTAACAATGGTTGAAGTTGCACTGGCTGAAGTTGCTAAACGCCTTATTGGTTTGGCACAGCAGTTCATGTCTGGCGAGCAGATTGCTCGTATCACTGGTAAAGATGGTTCTGCAAGTTGGGTTCAATTTGACCGTGACTATATTGCTGGTGAATTTGACTTTGAAGTGTTTGCTGGTTCTACACAACCAGTAAATGAATCCTTTAGACGACAATCAGCGTTGCAACTTATGGATGCTATGGCTCCACTTGCTGGTGCTGGTGTTGTTGATATGCGAAAGTTGGCTGCACATGTTCTCCAAAATGGTTTCGGTATTAGAAACCCTGATGAGTTCATGGCTCCAGAACAGCCACCTATACCACCTCAGGGTCAACCTCAACAGGCACAGGCTCCAGCACCGCCTCAACAGCCACCTACACCACCTACAGCACCGCCTGACATGGGTAATGGTCAAATACCGCCTGAAGTGATGGCTATGATGGCTCAACAGCAAGGACAACAGCCTGTCCCTGCTATGCCGATGCCACCACAAGGTGGCGGTATGCCAGACCTTAGCCAGTTACCACCTGAAGTTATACAAGCATTGTTGGCTCAACTTCAGGGCGGTGGGCAACCACCAATGGGTGGTATGCCACCACAAGGAATGTAACTAGGGAACGACCTAACTAATACTAGAGCAACCATCCTAGGACTCTGGAGAAAAAAATAATATGAGTGATTTTACTCAAAATGAATCTGTTGATGATACCCCTGTTGAATCGGGACAAGTTGAATCTGTAGATATTGAAGCATCAGGTGGCGAGGACATCTTTGATATTAGCGAATATGCAGACCGTAAGGTTGGCATTAAAGTTGATGGCAAAGACGAATATGTACCACTTTCGGAAGCGGTTGCTGGCTACCAGCGTCAAGCGGATTATACCCGTAAGACTCAGGAGTTGGCTACGCAGCGTGAGCAGATGCAGTTTGCTACGGCTATCCAAGAAGCGTTACAACAGGACCCTAATGGGACCATTCAACTGTTGCAGCAACACTATGGATTAGGCGCAGACGCACAATCAGAACCTGAAGTTCCTGAGTTTTCGGACCCGTTGGAAAAGCAAATTTGGGAAGTTTCCCAAAAGGTTGAACAGATTGAGGCGTTTCGTGCTGAACAGCAGTTGCAGGCTGAAATTGGTCGGCTGCAGTCGCAATATGAAGATTTTGACCCTCAAATGGTCATTCTGAGTGCGCTAAAAACTGGCTCTAACGATTTAGAGGCTACCTATAAACAAATGTCTTTTGACAAACTTTATAGCCAAATGAAAGCACAATCTGGTGCTCAGCAAGTAATTGCCGAGCAGGAGAACAATGTTTTACAGGCTAAAAGGGATGCTGGGATTGTTTCGGGTGGTGCTAGTGCAGCCAGTTCAGGCAACGCAGAACCTTCTATTAATTCCATTTCTGATGCTTGGGCTGCTGCTAAGCGTTCGCATGGCGGCTTCTAAAATATCAACCCTAATTTAATAAGGAAGTCTTAATATGGCAACTGCAAACTCAAACTTTAGTGCGATTCTGTCCACTACTCTTAACAACTACCGCAAGCAACTCACAGACAATGTGTTTACTGCTCGCCCACTAACTTACTGGTTGACCGAAAAGGGTCGTATCCGTATGGTTAATGGTGGCGCACAAATTATTGAACCTCTGGTTCATGGTTTGAACGACACTGTTGCTTCATACGCAGGATACGAAGCAATTTCTATCACTGACCAAACTGGCATCTCTGCTGCACAGTTTGACTGGAAACAGTATGCTGCATCTATCGCAATTAGCGGTATTGAAGAAGCAAAGAACAACGGCGAAGCCGAAATCATCAACCTTCTTGAAGCAAAAATCATGCAGGCTGAAGAATCAATGCGTGAAGGTTTCTCCACGATGTTCTACGGTGACGGTACAGGCAACTCAGGTAAAAACTGGAACGGTCTTGGCAACTTGATTGAATCAGGTAACACTGTTGGTGGAATTAACTCGGCTACTGCTGGTAACGAATTCTGGCGTTCATATGAGGAAAACAATGCTGTTCCTTTGACACTTGCTCTAATGAATACCGCTTACAACAGCGTATCTAAGGGTAGCGACAGTCCTGACCTTATTATGGCAACACAGTTGCTATACGAAAAGTACGAGTCACTTTTGACCCCGAACCTTCGTTACACCGACACCAAGACTGCAGATGCTGGATTCCAGAACCTGTTGTTCAAGGGTGCCCCTGTAATGTTTGATACTGCTGCCCCTGCTGGTAACATGTTCTTCATCAACTCAAAGTACCTCACACTCGTTGGTCACTCCGACAAGTGGTTCGCTCAGACCGACTTTGTTCGTCCTGAGAACCTTGATGCTCGTTATGCGCTCATCATGTGCTACGGTAACTTGACAGTGCGTAACCGTGCTCGCCAAGGTAAGTTGACCGCTAAAACAGCGTAAGGCTAAAATAGAATTGGGGGTACCTTCGGGTACCCCCTTTTTTATTATCTGCCCTAGGGAACGAATAGCCTATTTCTGATGAGTTCAACTACTTATAAACTTGCCCATGCCCTTTATGGGGAACCTGCTACTAGTGGGCAGCGCCCTGCTGGTGATGCTGGTTCTAGTTCACGGCTGGCACCTGCTGGTGCGCCGTATTTGGGTCGTGGACCTAAATGCGCAGGTAATGATGATACTTGTAATGCTAATAAGATGCGTGGACAAGATTACTGTGTTGGTCACCTGAAGGGTATCAAGGCTAGTGAGACTAGTGAGGTAACTGATGGCGACTAAAATGACTGCTGCTGATATTCGTACTGCGGTACGCAATATCATGGATTTGCCTGATACAACAGATTTATCGGATTCGCTTATCAATTTGTATATGCGTGATGGTTATAATCATATTATAGATTTGGAACGCCGTTGGCGTTTCCTTGAGTATTCTTTTACTTTTACCGCTAATGCTAATCAGCGTTCTTATGATTTGGATGCTATTGCTGCATATCCACTTCGTGAAATGATTTCAATCGTTGAAGCAGATAACTATGGTGTACGCCTAGAAATGATGGCATATGATGAGGCTGAATACAAATATCTAGGTAGTCTTGATACTCCTAGTCGTCCTTTGTTTTTTTCTGTTTGGAATGATAATGTTCATTTGTTTCCTAAACCTGATGATACATATACTTTAACTTGTCGTGCATATCGTGAACCTTTTGATTGGATTCCAACTAATGGTTATGTTGATGCTACTGTTAATTTACATTTTCCTCTTGTTTATTTTATTGTATCTAAAGTTTTCCAACATCAAGAAAATACAGCCTTAGCGTTGGCATATAAACAATCATTTGATGAGGCTATTATGGGTGCACGGCGTGATGTTCAACGCCCAGATTCTTACCAACCTATGGTATTATCTGGTTCTGGTCGTCACAAACGCAGCATGTATGGTTGGTTGCAATCTCTTGGAAATCATTTGGGCGAATAATGTCCCTTAATGTTGTTGAACTTAGAAATTTTACTGGTGGTTTAAATTTGCGTGCAGATGCATTTCAGTTAGCATCTAATGAAACAAGTGATTTATTGAATGTTGAAATTGACCCACGAGGCGGTTTTTTTAGCCGTGGTGGTTTTAAACAAGTAAATACAAGTGCCATTTCAGGTACTTGGGCACCTCAGCGTATGCATAAATTTGATACATTAGATGGTTCACACTATGCCTTGTTGTCCACGCTTACTAAAGCCTATGCTAGCACTGGTGGCAATTTTAATGAAATTAAAATTGGTGCATCTACTAGTATAACTGTAACATCAGATTATGGTCCTTATTTTACTGATTGGGGTGACGAAGCCTATATTGCTACTGGAAGAACATCTCAAGCGTGTAAATGGATTGGTGGAAATACCTCTAGTGTTTACGCAACAACATTAACGGCTTCACAGGCTGGACAATGGCAAGATAATTATGCTAGTTCTACAGGTACTCATATGCCACGGGCTAAATGTATTGAAACGCATGGTGATGTTATGTGGGTAGCAAACTTAAATGAAAGTACAACAGCATATCCTAATCGTATTAGATGGTCACATACTTTTCATCCTGAATCATGGGCTGAAAAAGACTATATTGATATTGATGCTGGTGGAAGTCAAATTCTTGGTATTGTTTCTATCAAGGGTCATTTGCTTGTTTTGAAAGAGTCGGGCATTTATGCTATTTTTGGTTATAGTCCTGAAACTTATCAGGTTGTTACGGTAAGTGAAAGTATTGGTATTGCAAATCCAAATGCTTATGCTAAATCAGATAATGGTATATACTTTTTTGATTATCCTAATGGTATGTTTTTCTATAATGGAACAACTGTTAAAGATGTTTTTGCTAGTTTGCGTCCTATGATTACAGATAGATTATTGTCGGAATATGCTATTCCGTCAATTCAGGTTTCTTGGGTTAATCGCCGTGCATGGCTCAGTGTTCCTTATGACCCTGCACAGTCAGCAACAAAACCTACTGTAAATTATGTTTATGACCCTTCTGTTGGGGCTAATGGTGCATGGACAAAAGTTTCTACTGCTGATGGTTACGGCTTGGTGGCTGGTATTGACTGGTCTGATTCTAATGATACTAAATTCCCTATTATGGCACATCCAAATGTTCCTTATGTTGTTAGTGTAGATAATTACAATATTGCTTATGATGCTATTGTCAGTGCTACGGCTGTACCATTTTCTTCTTATTATGTTACACGCTGGTTTGATGGTGATAGTTTTGCTAGCAAAAAAATGTGGAAAAGACCAGAATTTGTATGTCGTGCACCATCGGCAGATTCTAATTTAACTATTGATTACTATAAAGATTTTAATAGTGGAACATCTAAAGGTGTTTTTTCTTTGCCTTTAACTAATCCAACTACTGGTTTAACTTGGCGACAATCAGCAACAGAACCAGACCCTTATAATGGTTGGAATCAGGCTAACTGGTCACAGGCTGGCGGTGCATCTTTAGTTATTAAAGGACGCAATTTAGGTATTGCTAATGCTATCCAACTTAAAGTTTCTGGTCCATCTGGTGTTATTTGGGCTGTTAACTCTATCATGTTTAAATTTAATCCACGACCCATAAGGAGTTAATATGGCTACCGCTACTATTCCAAATACATTTACTAATGGCACTAATGCTGACGCTAACCTTGTTAACGCCAACTTTTCTTATTTGTCAAGTTGGCTTAATACTAATGCTATTCAACCTAGTGTGGCTAACTTTAGTGTTTTTCCTACTTTGCCTAGTTCGGCACCCACTAGTGATTATCAGGCTGTACATAAAAACTATGTTGATTTGTTTATGCCTGCTGGTGTTATAACACAATATGTTGGTTCTTCTGCTCCTAATGGTTGGCGTTTATGTGATGGAACATTATATAATGGTTCTGATTCTACATATGCTAGATTATGGGCTGCTGTTGGAACACAATATGGCGGTTCTGGTATTGGTTCTTTTGCTGTGCCTGATATGCGTAGTCGTGTACCTGTTGGTTTAAGTTCTGAAACAGAATTTGATACTTTAGGTAAAAAGGCTGGAGCAAAAGACGGAATACAGTCCCATAATCATACCTATAGTGGTACTGTTGATGGTGGTGGCGCACATGCTCATGGTGATAATACTGGTAATGCTGGCTCTCATGCTCATACACTACTTACGCAATCCAATAGTGTTGGTACTCATGGTCATGGAAATACTGGAAGATTAGCAGTAGCATCATCAAGCAATACGCCTGTTGACCAAACATATGATACTCCCTCAGCAGGTGCCCATGCCCATACTATTTCAAGTCAAGCAGCACATAACCATACATTTAGTGGTACTGTAGTTTCTACTGGTACCGCTAGTGGTAACTTGCAGCCTTATATTGTAGTTAATTATATCATTAAGTTGTAATGGCAGACCAAAAATGGGTTGCCCCCTCGTTGTCCACGCTACAGTCGCAGGACGCTATATCACTTAGGAATATATTTTCTTCCTTGAGTGATTTCTTGGCAATGCTTGATTTAACTGGTGGTGGAGCCACTGGACCAACTGGTCCTGCTGGCGCAGGCGCAACAGTTGGTATTCATTCAACTTCAACAACAGCAGCAGGGACAAGCGCAAATGTGGTTAACATTGGCACTTCTACGGCTGCCAGTTTAGACTTTTATATTCCTAAGGGCGATAAGGGCGATGATGGTTATTCTACTTTAGACCTTGATGGGGGAACGCCTTGGTCTATTTATGGGGGATTAGAGACTATTGATGCAGGGGGTATCTAGTGGCAGTTCATATTCAACTGCGCCGTGGTACTGCAGCAAACTGGACTAGTGTAAACCCTGTGTTAGCACAAGGTGAGTTAGCCGTTGAAACTGATACAGGTAAATATAAACTTGGTAATGGTTCATCAACATGGACAGCATTACCTTATAGTTCTGGAACTACTGGACCTACAGGTCCTATTGGTGTTACTGGTCCTCAGGGTGCGCAGGGCATTCAGGGTTTGGTTGGGGCTACTGGTCCTACTGGTCCTCAGGGTATTCAAGGTTTTATTGGACCTACAGGTCCTACTGGACCAATAGGTCCTACAGGTCCACAAGGAGTTACTGGACCAACAGGTCCAACAGGCGCTACAGGTGCTGCATCTACTGTAACAGGTCCCACTGGTCCTACGGGGGCTGCAAGTCTGGTTACTGGACCAACAGGACCAACAGGTCCAGTTGGTGCTGCTAGCACTGTTACAGGACCTACAGGAGCGACTGGTGCAGCATCGTCAGTAACGGGACCTACAGGTCCAACTGGTGCACAAGGTGTTCAGGGTGTTACTGGACCGACTGGTGCACAAGGTCCTACAGGTTCACAAGGCATTCAAGGTGTTATTGGTAATACTGGACCTACGGGTCCTCAAGGTATCCAAGGCATTCAGGGACCTACAGGTCCTACAGGGGCAACTGGCGCAGACAGTACGGTTACTGGTCCAACTGGTAGTGTTGGTCCCACAGGTCCTACGGGTCCAACGGGGGCAGCATCTACTGTTACTGGACCTACAGGCGCACAAGGACAGTCATCTACTTTTTATAATTACGAAATAAAAACTAGTTCTACTAGTGGTAACCCACTTGATGGGCATATTTCATATAATAACGCAACCCAAATTAGTGCTACACAGTTACAAGTAAACCATCTTGATGTTTTGGGTAATGATATTGATTTGTTTCTTGGAACATTAAAATCTGGCGATAAAATATATATTCAAGACCAAAACAACTCAGCCAATTTTCAGTCGTGGGTTATTAATGGAACTGTAATTGATTATGGAAACTCTTATCTTGAATTCCCTGTTTCTTTTGTTTCTTCTGGTGGTTCTGGAACAACAAACTTTAGCAATAACCATCAAGTAATTCTTGTTATTGCCAGTGTTGGACCAACTGGTCCAACAGGACCAACTGGTCCAACGGGTGCTGCTTCTACAGTAACGGGACCTACGGGACCTGCTGGAACTAATGGAACTATTGGTGTTAACGGTTCTACTGGACCTACAGGTCCAACAGGACCAACGGGCGCTGTTGGTGCAGCCAGTACTGTTACTGGTCCAACAGGGGCACAAGGTGCTGCTGGTGCGCAAGGCATTCAAGGTAATGTTGGTCCTACTGGACCAACTGGCGCTTCAGGAACTAATGGAACTAATGGTGCAGTTGGTGCTACGGGTCCTACAGGTGCGACTGGTGCTTCAGTTACTGGTCCTACTGGCGCTGCAGGAACTTGGGCTACTACGCAAACAGTATCAACTGTTACAGCAGGTATTAACCCTGTTCCTGCTGCTGATGCAGGTAAAATGTATTACTGCACAAATACATCAGGTATCACTTTGCAACTTACTTCTGCAACGGCTCTTGCTGTTGGTCAAAGTATTGACATTATACGCTTTGGTACAGGTGCAGTAACTATTGCTGCTACTACTCCTGCTACTGTTGTTGGTACACCTTCACTTAGTTTGCGTTCTACGGGGTCTGCAGCAACTATTTATTGTGTTGAAGCAAATAAGTATGTGGTTATTGGAGACTTGTAATGCCTATCCATCGTGGAACAATGGGCGGTGGAGTAAATATTCCACCAACAGTTTTATTAAATTCTCCCACTCAATATAACCAAAATGCTATTTATAGTGTAAGTGCATATGTTAACGGTTCAGGAAGGTACCCCAGTATTTGGTTTGAACGCAGTACAGATATTAACTTTGCTGGAAACTACCAATTATTTAGTGGAACTGGTTCATCAACGGCAGCAACAACAACTGCATTGTCTTATGCGCCTGCTATGACTGGTTTAACACCTAACACAACTTATTGGATTAGGTGTAAAGTTGTTACTGAAATAGCAACAGTTTTTTCTACTGCCATTTCGTTTACTACTTGGAGTTTAAAAACAGCGTCATATACAGTTGCTGGAACTTATTCACTTACGGTCCCTACTGTTTCTGGCGTAAACCCTGCTGCTTTGCCAACTGTTGTTGTTATCGGCGGTGGCGGTGGCGGTGCATATAGCGGTGGTGGCGGTGGTGCAGGTGGACTGCGTAATACCACCAATCTTGCTTTCACTGGGTCTAGTGGTGCTTTAACTATTGTTGTCGGTGATGGTGGTACTGCTGGCGATGGTGGTTCTTACCCCAATGGTGGAACTGGTGGAACTTCATATATTACAGGAACTAACTTTACTACTTATTCTGCTGGTGGTGGAACAGGTGGTGGTGCAAGTGGTGGATATGGTGGCAATATTGGTGCTGGAAGCAACCCTGCCTATACAGGTGGTGCAGGTTATATAGGACCTGGAAAATTGGACCCATTATTTGGTGGTGGTGGCGCAGGCAATGAAGGAAACGGTGGTGCAGCAACTAGCAGCCAAGGCGGTAATGGTGGTAACGGCAACGGTGTCTTTGGTAACTCTGGCGGCGGTGGCGGTTGGGCTATTTATACTGTTGGTGCAGGCGCACACGGTACCCCAAGTGCCCGTGGTTCTGGTGGTAACGGCGGTAATGGTACGGCTGGTATTCAAGCAGGAACTGCTGGACAAGTTTATTTTACTTACTACGGACCTTAAAAGGAAATTATGGAAGCAAAACTTTACAACATAAACAATTTAGAACATCGCAAAATGTTTTATATGTTAGACAATATTATGGATGATTCACTTCAGTTGTTTCGCAGAACTCCAGCAGGTGATGAAGAATTTACTGCATACGATTTACATCGTATGCCTGACGGAAAACTTCTTATAGCATTTTACCGTTATTGGGATATACAAACAGTCCACAGTTTTGTTGCTGTCTGTGGGGACACAGAAGAATATGTAAGTGCAATACCTTTTGAGCGTGTAATGCCATATTGGAATCCATCATTGGATTATTCAAACAAAGGTATTTTTATATTTGCAAACTCCAAACCCATATATGTTGACCCCGATAATTGGCGTTGCGATAATACATTTTATGGTCCAGAACGCTATATTACGCCCAATGGCACATTGCTTTATGCATCTCCTACGGCAGAAGAAATTGTTGTTTATGAACCAATTATAAATATAAATGGCATAGCAAATCTAATGTATTTATCTACCAGTGAAGAAGCATATGTTAAAAACATTGTTATCAATGAAGATATTATTCCTAGTTCTGCCATAACATTATCCGAGATGTTTCGTTTGTTAACCGAATGGGCTACACTTGCTGAAGCACCATTCAATAGTACGGAACCAATAGTTTTAGACGCTAAAGCATTTCTTAAACAAATAGAATTTGATAGTTTATTAGTTGCTGACCAAACTAATATGCAAGTAGCACAATTCTTTTTAGGTAGCACTGATGCTCGTAGGCGACCTACCAATGTAGTTGAAACTAATCAAGAATTATTTAATTTTGTTAAACGCAAAATGGCTCATATGTCTCTTGCTGGTTTAATGTCTTGTTATCCAGAATATGGAAATATTGAAACTGAAATCCAATTTGATATTAAATTAGCAGACCAAGAATTTTTAGATGACCTTGATAGAGTAAGAGTTGAAGGCAATTTTACTCTTGACAATTATGAAGAAGCATTGGGTTTACTTCACCCCAATTACAGTAAACAAGTGTTTGCTTTAAGATGGAAAATCTTAAAACACAAAAAAGATTTGGCTTTAGAATTGGTTAACAAATGAAAATAGCAATATATACAATCGCTTTAAATGAAGAACAATTTATATCCTCGTGGTTTGAATCTGCAAAAGAAGCAGATTATCTACTGATAGCAGATACAGGTTCAACAGATAATACAGTTGAATTAGCCAGAGAACTTGGTATCAAAGTGATACAAATTCACATTAGTCCTTGGCGTTTTGATGATGCTCGTAACGCAGCATTGGCTGCATTACCAGCAGATATTGACCTGTGTATAGCATTAGATATGGATGAAGTATTAGTTGAAGGGTGGCGTGGACAACTTGAATCTTTGTCCTTGCTAACTACTCGTCCACGCTATAAGTATGTATGGTCATGGAACCCTGATGGCTCTGAAGGATTATCTTATGGTGGGGATAAAATCCATTCCCGTAGTGGCTACAGATGGAAACATCCTGTGCATGAAATTATTACATGCACCAAGGATGAGGTTCAGGAATGGTGTGGATTGCAAATCCATCACCATCCAGATTCATCTAAAAGTCGTAGCCAGTATTTTCCTTTGTTGGAGTTGGCTAAGTCTGAGTCTCCTGATTGTGACCGTACAGCGTTTTATTATGCCCGTGAGTTGTTTTTTCATGGGCGACTATCCGAGGCTGCTGCTGAATTTGAACGCCATCTGGCTTTGCCCAAAGCGGTGTGGCGACCTGAACGGGCTGCCAGTATGAGGTATTTGGCTAAGTGTGGTGTTGACTCTGAGTATTGGTTTCTTCGGGCTTGTGCTGAATACTCTGAGGGGCGTGAGCCGTGGGTTGACCTTGCTGAGCATTACTATAGGACGGGTCAGTGGTTGAAGGTAATTACGGCTTGTGATTCGGCTTTGGCTGTGGTGGATAAACCTCTGCAGTATTTGTGTGAGGCGGATGCTTGGGGTTGGAAACCTCATGATTTGTTGGCTGTGGCATATTGGAATTTAGGTGATTTTGAGAATGCCAAATTGCATGGCATTTTGGCATTGGATTTGGCTCCTGAGGATGAACGCCTTAGGTCTAATTTGGAACACTATTTAATTTAGGGTACGAAAGGCGCATAAGTAATGAGCAATATTGACTATACACCTGATTATGGGGCTTACGCTGGGCAGGCTGCTGCTGCCATTAAGAAGCGTGCCAATCAGACCCTTGCTAGCCAACAGGCTTCGTTTTGGGGTCAGCAGCGTGGACAACGCAGTCTTGAGGATTTAACTAAAAAGTTTCAAACTGGTTTTAATCCTTTGTTGGGTAGTTTGGCTCGCCGTGGTATTGGTAAATCTGGCATTACACAAAATGCTTTGGGTCAGTATGCACAGTCTTATCAGCGTGGTATGGATACTCAAAATGCAAATAATGCGTATGACCAGAATCTTATTACGCAAACAGAAACTGCTAATCAAGATGCATTAGATGAACTTCTTCAAAGTTTGAAAGTTAAAAAAGCACAGGATATTTTGGCTACGGCTACTGGTATTCAAAGCGTTGGGGCATTTGGGGGTTAACCATGGCAAGAGATATTATTGGTGGAAATAAAAAAGTAGTTGCTAAAGTTGTTAAACCAAAAGTGGTTAAACAACCTATTGTTCCTGCTGTTAATGATGTTAAATTTAATCAGGCTTATTTGAATGATGTTAACAAAACTAGGCGTGAGGCTGATGCACAGGCACTTGCTGACCAGATTACTAATACTTGGACTATGCCTAAGTTTGATGTAAGTAGTAATGGTCCTAGTGCTGCTTCTTTGGCTAGACAGAACACTATGGCTGACCGTGCTAATGTTAATAGTCTTTTGTCGGGATACAAGTCAACAGCAGAATCTGCTTTGGCTGACCGTTATAAAAATTATTTGGCTGCTTTAAATACTAGCAACCAGACTGCTACTGGAACTATTGATACTGCAACAAAAAATTTGCTTGCTAGTTTGCCTACTACTTATAAACCTGCTGTTACTCCTAGTTGGTTGCAACCTCAGGCTGCCCAGAATCCTTATCAACAGTATTTGGCTAACACTGGTGCTAGTACGGCTGATATTGCTAATTTGCAAAACTATGCTAATAGTGCGGCACAGCAGGCTACAAATATGTACACAGGTATTAATCAATCTCAGAATGATATTCAACAGAATTATCTTGATTCATTAAGGGCTGGTGCTAATGCACAAGGTACTGCTGCTAAAACAGCGTTGGCTACTCAGTTGGCTGGAGCGCAAAACGCTGCTGGTTCTACATACGGCACTGCTCAAGGCAACATTCTTCAAACATTGCTTCCAATGCTTGTTGCTAATCCAATAAAATCTAGTGCAAATATTTTTAAACCAAAAAAGGTTCCTAAACAAAAAGGTAAAAAGTAATGGCTGCCAAGTCTGCTAATTACACTACTCAACAGTTGATTGATTATATTGTTGCTGGTGGAAACATTTCTGACCTTGTAGGCAGTAATGTTTCACAGTCTGGTATTTTGTCCAAGTTGTTGTCTGACCCTAGGTTGCTTTCAACTTTGGGTCAACAGGTTGCCACTTCTGGTGGTGCCAGTTTTGACCCTAATCAGACTTACACTACGGCTGCTATCCCTTTTGAGGCTGCTAATAATTCGGTGCGTTTAAAGTATTCCCAGCGTTCACCTGTTGAACAGCAAATTGCTAATATGGTTTTTGACACTATTGACCAAGGCAAAGACCCTATTAAAACCATAACCGCTATTGATGATTCATTTTTAAAACCATATGGTGTAACAAGAAATGATGTTGCTGGATTAGTTGCTGACTTATCTAAAGACGCACCTAAATATGTTGATGCAAAAGTAGCACAAAATACTGCTTTACAAAAACAACAGTACAATGCTTTTGTAAAACAAACTGGCGGTACAGGCACTGGCACTGGTGCGTTGGCAAACCGTTTAGGTGTACCAACGCTTGCTAACCTGCCTAATCCTACTGGTACTTATGGTTCTTCTTTGGCTGAATTAAATCAGAACCCTATTGTGACTGCTGCGTTAACTAAGATTAATGCTAGATATGGTAACACAAAGTATGTTCCTACTGCTGCTGAAATGTCTCAGGCTAGAAGTCAATCGGCTAATGCCTTTGACCCCAATCAGGGTGACCCAACTACTAATCAAATTAATCAGTTTTTTGGTACTGGTGGTGAACAAACTAGGGCTTATGTTCCTGAATCAATTTTGGGTAATAAACAACTTGGAACTAGAGCAGTTAATGAAATAATTGGTACTGGTTTGGCTGGTTTAACTAAACTGGCTGGTGGTTTTTTTACTGGTGGTGGTTATAACCCATTTTCAAAAGGTAAACCAAAGGCTGAAGCAGATACGGCTAATGCTGCTGCCAGACAGAAAGCATATGAAAGTGCTTTGTCTGGCTCAAGTGGTGCTTATGAACAAAACAAAATCAATAACGAGCGTGATATGTTGCTACGCCGTGCTGCTGAAATCATTAATGAGCGTGGACAAAAGATGGCTGGGGCTGGTATAACACCGTTCACAGTTGCTGCAGGAAACCTAGTACCTATGTTGGCACAGACTAAGACAAAAATTAAGAAGAAGTAATGCCTTTAATTCAAAACCCGATTCCTAAGGGTAGTGGCAACCCGTTACTGGATAAAGTTAATAATATGAAACTTCCTACGGGATTTTCTGTTGCTGAACAAAAACTTGCTGAAGCCCAACGGGGTTTACAAAAGGGTGTTGGAACAGCCTATGGTACTTTGGCTGGTTCTCCTGAAATTATTAAACAGGGTAAATTGAATCCTTTGTTGGATAAAGTTAATGCTATTGCTGCTGGTAAACCAGAACCAGCCAAGGGTGTTCTTGCTGGTTTAATTAATAGTCCTATTGGTAAAGTTGCTTTGGGTGCTGCTGGTATTCTTGGTGCTGGCGAGCGTGCCATTGTGTCCTCGCTAGAACAGGGTGCTAATTTGGCTTCTGGTCAGGGTTTCTCTTTGTCTGATTGGGCTAACAACATTGGCGACACCAGTTACGGTGTCGGCAAGGTAATGAAAACTCATGGTATGAGTACGGGTAGTAATTTCCTTGATGGTGTTATTGCTTTCGGTGGCGATGTTGCTCTTGACCCTTTAACTTATATTAGTATGGGTGCAAACATTTATGCTGGTCGTGGCGGGCGTTTAATGCTTGCTACTAAGGCTGCCGAAGCAGGCAGCATTGCTAAGGCTCCTAGTTTGGCTGGCAAATTAGATGATATTGCTAGGTTGGGTGAGTGGGCGCTTAGTCCTGCGGAGCGTGAAGCGTTGGGTGTTGCTAAAGGTTTGCGTTTTGGACATGGTGTTAATGCTCCTGTTATTCGTGGTACTGGTGGTATTGCTGAGGGTGTTGGTAGTTCTTGGGCTAAGATACGAGCATTACTTGGCGATACTGAATCTGCACAGAAGATTATGAACCGTGTGTTGCCTGCTAGTTATGGTGAAGCGTTGAAAGATGTTGGTCGTGGTAAGTTGTCTGCTGATGAGTCAACACGAGCGTTGGCTCATTGGACTGCAACTAAACAAGGTAATGGTGCTAGTCGTGTATTTGTTACTCAAATGGCTGATAGACATGCTAGTTTAATTAAAGAAATTGCTGACTCTCCATTTAGGGAAACTGTTGTTCATGCTGTAGAGAATCCAACTTTTGTTGTTGACCCTGCTGAAAGGGCTTTGGCTGATAAAATAACTGGTTTCTATTCTGATATGCTTGCACAAACAAACAAATCTGCTGAAGCATTTGCAACCAAACACGGCATTGCTGTTCCCGTTGGTGTTAATAATCTTGAAAACTTTGGTGTTAACCACTCACTTAGTGAAGATGCTGCTAAATGGTTGGCTAGCCAGTCGGAAAAACCTACTAACAAAAACTTTATGACTATCATGCAAAATGGTGACTTGACTGCTGATGAACTTGTCAATGGTGCTACTTCGGCTAGGATGCGTAAACTCAAGGCTGGCGAGACATGGCTTGATGGTCCACCACTACAGACTGGCACTTTGCAGGAAATTAACGCTAGGTCAATGGAACAACTTGGTTTCAAATGGTTCAAAGAAGATGCCCCAACCATCATGAATGACTATATGTACAGTATGGGTAAGCAAGTTCAGCGTACTGCATATATCAACCGCCTCATGGATTTCGGCGTTGATAATGTACGTCCTTTAATGAAGAAACTTGTTCCAGATAAAAACCTTGTTGCTGCTTGGGAATCATCTGTTCGTTCAATTAAAAAAGTTCAGCGTATTCTCAAGAATAGCGTGGACAATGCACAGCGTGAAGTTGGGCGTGTTGCTGGTAAACAAGCATCGGCGTTGGAGCGTGGTATCGCTCGTGGTGAACAGCGTGTAGCGTTGTCTGCAAAGGCTCAGGTTGAGGCTTTGGCTGCTTTGGATGAGGCTAGTGGTGTCCTCGCTAATATGCGTACAGCAGCGAATACCCTTAATGGCTCTGAGCGTAGTGCTATGGAAACTGTCATATCTAGTACAGAAATGCAAATTGAAAAACTACGCAGTAGTGTTTCTGCTGGTCAGGCATTGGTTGATTCTGGCAAGACTGAACTTCAAAAAACATATATCAGTTTGTATCCTAAGGCTAAGAATATTCCTGAGGATATTGAGGTTTTGAAAACTCGTATTGATGCTGCTTCTGGTCGTATTGACAAGCAAATTGCTACTTTAACTAAAACTCGTGATAGAACTACTGCAAGGCTGAATCGCCTTGCTGCTGAAGGCAAGCAAGCGTCTAGGGAGTATGTAACTCTTGAGGCTGAGTTGGCTGATATTGGAACGCAAATTGATAGTTATAACAATTTGACTAACGCTATGAATACTGCACCATACACTGATAATGGTTTGGTATATATGCCTGCTAGTGAACCTTCACAGGGTGGTGCTGCTGTAGTTTTGGACACTAATCCCAAGTCTGTTTTGGAACAGGGCGCTGACCCTAGCCAAGTTATTGCTATGCGTGCACCTGCTGATGTTATTGACATTACGCTTCCTAGCGAGGCTGATGCATTTGCTAATTCGCTTGGTAGCGGTATTGGACAGATTATTAAAGAGGCTGAGGGTCTTGGTGGTGTAAGTAATTTTGGTGCTAATGCTTTGGCTGAGGATTTCTTTACCAATCTTGAAGCGGTACTTCAAAACGGTCCTCAATATATTGACCCATTATTTGCTAGTGCTAGCCCTGAGTTGGCTCATGTTTTAGAATCTATCCATAGTTACCGTCTTGCTGCAGTGGACGCTGCGCAAGTTGGTGCAGATATTTCTGAGCATGAAGTTGTTGATTTATTTAACAACATTAATGATGCTATGAATGCTTTTGAAAATACTCATGGTTTACCTGCTGGATGGGGTGACCAAGTTGCTACTGATGCTTTAGGTGTTGGACTTGCTAATTATGGTTCTGGTATGGGTGGTTCAGGATTTTTGGTTCCTGCACAAGTTTTTGACCCTGCTGCTAATTTAGGTGAAGCAAGTTTGGTATTGGGTCGTCAATCTGGTTTGTTGAATCCTGAGAATTTAGATTCTGCTCCTAGTTTGTTATCTGATAATGCTGCTTATTTGGATACTACAATGGGTCGTGCATCTACGCAGATGACTGATTTAATGGCTAGTAGTGAGGCTGCTAAGTCTGCTCAGCAGGTTGCTTCTCAGACTTTGACTGATGTTGGGGCTGGTATTGACACTGGTGTTGCACAACGCACAGCATTAAATACGGAGTTGACTGCTAAGCGTGGACAAGCGAAGCGTCTTGGGGCTAAGATTGAATCTGCTACAGGTAAAATTGCTGAGGGTGATGTTGTTACTGTTTGGGAAAAAACAGCAAAGGGTGGTCGCCGTAAAGTAACTTATACTAGGGCTAGTGCCGAGGCTAAATTGGTTGAACTTGATAAGTCGGTGGCTGCTGCAGAACGCAAATTGGCACAGTTAGAATCTACTGCACGAAATACTGGTTTGTTAAATCCTGCTACTGGTGAGTTCTCTACTGTGGGTCGTGCTAGTACGGCTGCGGAGCGTGCTACACGGGTATTGAATCAGGCTGATATTTTGGCTGCTGATGCTGCTAGTTGGGCTGATAATGCGTTACCGCAGTATCAGCATGACCTTGCTTTGGTGCGTGGACAGATTGAACGGAGTCCCCTCAAGGGTCCTGCTGGTGAGGTTGCTGGGTTATGGGCTAGCAAAACTAAGGCTATGTTGGATTCTATTGATGAGGCTGTGCGTCTTGGAGATAAGGAAATGGAAGGGTTACAGCGTGTTGTGACTCAGTTGTTTGCTGATGAGGCTGACCTTGCAATGCTTGAAACTGTAAACCTTCCTAGGGCTGAGATGACTTTAACGGCTGCAAGGTCTGGTCGTCTGGGTGGAAAACTTGTTGATGATGTAACTAAAGGCTGGGATGCGCTTGCTGGTTTAGGTGTTGAAGTACCTAAAGACATTAAAGATTTAATGTATCCTAATTTGGTTAAACTTAAAAATCCTAAAGAGATGGCTAAGTTGTTGAATGCTTATGAACAGTATCATCGCTTCTTTAAGATTTATGCAACACTAACCCCTGGATTTTCTATTCGTAACGCTATGTCATCTACTTTTATGAACTATGTTGCTGGTGTCAAAACTGAATCAATGATTGATGCTGTAAAGGCTGCAACTGCTTATATGACTAAGGGACCTGATGCTTGGATTGATAGTTTGAAGTTGGCTCCTAAGACTAGAGCAGAGTATCAACAGGCTTGGGAAATTATTGCTAGTACAGGTGCTGGGCAAACAGTTAACGATATTATGCAACCAATTCTTGGTGGCAAGGGTGGACGCATTCTAAACAATAAGGCTACACGAGGCAGTATGAAGTTCAACGAAGGTGTTGAGTTCTCGGCTCGTTTTGCTATGGCTCTCAGTGATGTCCGTGCTGGATTGTCCTTTGACGAGGCTGCAGGTCGTGTATCTAGATACCATTTTGACTATACTGATTTATCTAAATTGGATGTCCAGATGAAGAAGTTTGTTCCGTTCTGGATTTGGACTAGCCGTAATGTTCCGTTACAAATGGCTACCATGTGGACTCGTCCACAGGTGTACGCCATGTATGACCATTTGCGTTCCAACGCACCTGTTAATAGTAATATTGTAATGCCTAAATGGTTGGCTGCTACTAATCCTATTGGTTTGGGTGGTAATTGGGTTTTGAATCCTGACTTGCCAATGAACCAATTTAAACAGCAAATTGAATTGTTATCTAACCCTAAAAGGTTGGCTGGTAACTTGAACCCATTGTTGAAGTTACCTATTGAATTAATGGGCAGTAACCAACTCAGTAACGATATTCCTTTTGGTAATAAACCTGTTGAGGCTAAAGGTCTTGACTTGTTGACAGCACTTATTGGTGCACCGTTTGGTCAAACTAGCACCAATGCTCAGGGTAAAATTATGATTAATCCTAAGTTGCAATATGCTACTGGTAACTTGATTCCTAGTGTTGCTAAAATTCAGCGTTTGATTCCTCAGGCTGCTGGTGGTAAGACTTCTTATGCTGACCGTCAGTTGTCCTCGCTGGCTGGGTTTGTTGGTGCTCCTGTGCGTCAGGTGACACCAACTGAACAGCGTGGTGAGTTAATTAACCGCCAGTTTGCTTTGCAAAATCTTATTAAACAACTGCGTGATGCAGGCTATATTCCACAGGGGTAAATATGACAGTTAATGACAGCGATTATTATAATTGGCAGAAAGCAACGAAACTTGATTCAGTCAAGTTTCGCACTGCTAGCCCTAACTTGGTTGCATTAAAAGATTATTTAGTGGACCGTTGGCATGGACAAAATGTTGGTATATATCAGAAGCGCCCAATCAGGGGTGGTACTGCACCTAGTTCTCATTCGTTTGGGGCTGCGCTGGACTGGAACTACGGCGCTATGGACAGACAAAAGGTGGAGTCGGTTGTGTTGCCCATGTTGATTGCAAATAGTGCACAACTTGGTATTCAGATGATTGGCGACTATGCTGGTTGCCGTATTTGGATTGCTTCTCGTGCGCACGACAAAAATGGTGGCTGGAAAAAGCAGGAGCCGAACAGCCACGGTATGGGTCAGTCATGGTCTAAGTGGTTGCATATTGAAACTACTAAGACGATGTGGAAAAACGCTACACCTATTCTTCATCGTATATAATTTGTTCTTTTAGTTCTTCAATTATTTTGCCGAACTCAAACATGCATATTGATAAGGATTTGGTGTCCCCAAATATTGCTTTTTCGTAGTATTCAATGAGGCGTTTGGCACCTTGTGATGGTATTTCAAATTGGATAACATAACTTTCAACATGGCTGCCAACTACATAATCAAGTATGTTAGCCATTTCTTCTATATCTTCAGGGTCAAACCCGAACGGGTATTCGTTGCTCATTTGCTTTCCTGAATGTATGTTGCAAATGGGCTGCCTGTGTACGGGTCAAATTTAGATGCCACATTTAAGGCTTTGTTTGCTATTGTCCGTGCTTGTGCAATGGTGGATTTCTTGCCGTGGGCTAGCACTTGCAGTGCGCCCAACGCATACGGTGCTCCTGTACCAATGGCATAAATACCGTTAACATCACTGGTCCAACTGTAGTCGCCTTCTATTACATATATCATGGAGTTAACTACCACCATGATTGTTGAGCCTTGTTCAGCAACATGGCTGGATGAATCATTCTGTGGACTGGCGTAGCCTTGTATTTCAAAACAGTCCCGTAAAGCAGGGACAAACTGTTTTGTTATGAAGCCATCTAGTTTCCGTCCACGCAATGTGGGTGCAGGGGCTGGTGGTGTGAAGGCGTGTTGTAGGATGTTGATTGCTCTAACATCGCCTGCTGCACCCAATAAGTATTTGCCGTTGGTTCCAATTTTGGATGTGCCAGAGCCAAGGGTTGTAATTTGAAATGCCATTCCGCTTTCATCAAAGGATGAAATGCGTGAATCGGTCCCCAATAGTGCATAGTTATCGCCTTGGATTGCGACTATTGTTGTCATATTTTTTACCTGTTTGTTTTTCGTATAAACGAATAGCGTCAGCCAGTAGTTCTTTGTCTGTCATTTCGGCTGATGGTTTAAGTTCTTTCCGATTGCGAATCTTCATCGGGATTTCTTCTGGTCCTCTAAATTTTCCCATTACTTCTTACCCCTGAGGTGGTTGATTGATTTGTGTACATCTTCAACATTGCGTATCAGACTTAGCGGAGCGCCATTTGCTTTTAACGAGTAGTCAAGAATCTTTAGCAGTTCTTCTAGTTCACTCAGTTGGTGCTTCGTTATTTTCTTCATTCACTTGTTCCATGCTATCCAAGATTGAATCTGTGGCTTCCATAATCATTTGTTGTGAATCAGGAAATAGGTTGTTCAAAAACATAATGATAGCCAATATGGATGCCATCATCATTTTAGGTTGTGGCTCACCAAGGTCAGCCCATGTTGGTTGCTGTTCGCTCATTTCATATCTTCTTTCAGTGGTGTTTTAAATGTGCAGTTCGCCATCATCTGTGCGATAACTGAATACCCAAGGATGTCTTTCCAAGTATCCAAAATAGGTTCGTTGCTACTGTTACCCTGACGGTACTCCAACAGGTGGTTCAGTCGTGCGATTTTATCGCACATCCTGACAGCCAACCCGACAAAGCCAGTGAGCGTAATGTTGCGATGCCCATAGTCATGTTGCTTGGACACTAACAACTCAAGCATGTCGTGTTTGTCCACGCCTTTGCTAGATAAGTAAATAGCACTGAGGTAGCCTGTAACATCAAAGGCTGACAACACGCTGACGGTGGTTACGCCTTCCCCAAATTGTAGGTCGTCAATATAGTTGGCGAGCATTTTCTGGGGCTTCAATAAATCAATGGAGATTGCATCTTCATTGATGTTTGTTTCGTGTTCTTTTTCTTTGCTGTAGAAATAATCCAATTCTTTTTTGGCGTTATCATTCCAGTTGTCAAATGTCATATATTTTTCCTTTATCTTTGGGTGTTCCAATAGTATTTTTTCAAATTCGGTGATGGCTTTTTGCGCTTGTCGCCATGCGTAACTTTTGGCTTTAGTACCAAGCAACGGCGCAAGTTGGCTGTAAGGTACACGATGGTAAAAAACCAGTTCTATAATGGATTTGTGTGGGTCTGCTAGTTGCTCCATGCAGTCAGCAACGGCTTCAATGGTTTCCCAATCACGAATGTCAAGGTCATGTACAAATGGGGACATCAATAGTTCTGTGGGGTTATGTACATTAACTTTGGCTGGCGGTTCAAACAGCATCGTAATCCTGATTTATCAGCATATCCATAACTTGTTCAGGTTCCAACAAATAACCTTTGGACGGGTTACTAGATGACCATGCAAACTCTTTAAGTTTTATAATCTTCTTATTTACTTTAAGCCAACGCTTCATGCGTTTAACATTGACTACAATGAAAGCGCCTTCGCCCCCATCCAATGTATAAACATACACCCACCATGCAGCCTTGGTAACCATCAAGCCAGACGGCTTCCAGAATGCGTTACCTTCATCATCTAATTTGCGTCTAGGGTTTTGGGATGTTTCAATCACCATGCGACCATTCCTGTAGCGGTCTGTTTTAACCTCAAAGGCACCCCCACTAAGAGCATCAAGAAACTCGGTCACCAAGGCTTCGCCCTTGTGACCAAACTTTAAGTCCTCTTGAAAATCATATCTACGAGCAGGAATGTCGTAGTCTGATAAGTTCTTAGCCATGTATTATTATACACTAACAATCTCTAGGTGGGGGTGTGTCAAGGTTATTCGTCTATTTTGGCTGCGTAAATTATAACGACCTGCTTATCGTCATCCCACGCAATACCGTTAAGCCCGTCCATAACTAACTTCAAGTAGTTGTCAACATCGCCACGCAATTTGCTGAGTGGCAGTTCGGATTCTGCAACTGTAATTACAGTGCTTTGTCCGTGGAAGTCAACTTCAAGGTAAATTGGACCTTCAAATTTGGTTCCGCCTTGCGCAATATATTGCTCCGCAATTATTGTTTCAGCCTCGTGCGTAGCCATAGGCGTAAAGACACGCCCACGGCGTGTCATCCGTGGTCTGCCTTTTGCTCGTGGCATGCCTGTGATGGTGAATGTGAATGGTTTTTTCATCGGAATACTCTCATAACTAATTTGTCTATTTCCATGTCTCCGTTTGTACGCAGATGATACTTGCCCCAACGCCTATCGGCATCGGCTATCACTGTGCGAGTCTCAGATGGGTTAAGCCCACTACGCACACACTCATGCCCAAGGTGGCTCAGGGTCGTTGACCTGTCCTTGCTAGGCAATGGTCCGTCACGCCAAATAACCTTGCCCAAAGGACTCAGGTTGGTTAGTGCGTCACGAACGCTAGTGGGTGTGTCCATCTGCAATGGAGCCGTGTGTTGATACACAGGCTCCGTATAGTAGCCAGCCAATTTGGTAATCAGCGTGGGGTCTGTGCGATGCTCAAGAGCATAAGGGATGAACATATCCATAGGGACTGGTTGATTGTTGCGGTCAAGAATGACACGCCTGAGGGGCATTTCATTCAGACCATTAGGGTATGGGAGCCTGACATAGTTGCCGTAGTTGGTGCCGTTCAGTGTTTCTTGTTTGGGGTTTACTTCAATGGGTGGTATGTCTGCAACCTGATGGGCAGCAAGAAACATACGGCGCATGTCTTTAGCGTGGACAAGTTCAGGTGCAAATACCCAAACATGATAACCTTTGGAGCGTGACCGTTCCACATAGGATGTTACACCTGCTTCTTTTAGTGCGTCACGCAAATTGGTAGCCCGAACAATATCTTCAATGTCAATGTCTGAACATCCCCACACAACTTTGAAGTCGCCTTGGGTCGGGACAATGGGGTACACACCGATGCTGTTGCCACCTGTCAGATGCTGATGGAACACACTAGTATCCAGTGGTTCTTTAACACATCGTCCTTCGTCATGTCCGTAAACATCTGCTCTGCCACGAAACAGGGTGATGAACCCTGCCTGTAGTGTTTCTGCTGTTATGTCGCTGTACATTTCATCTCCTAAATCCAGTCGTCCTCAAACAAGTTAACATCCACGGTAGCACTGTTGTCAACCTCGGTGTCGTATTGCTTCATGTCCTCGCTATGCCACATTGCTGTGGGCAATATGTTTGTTAAGCGTGTGAGTCTGCCTGTGCCTTGTTCAATTTCAAAGTCCATGTCATCCAGTAGTTGTGATGATGGGCGCTTGCATTTGACAAGGTTAATAGTGATGGTGTGTTGATGTATGCGTTGTTCATAACGCAAGACATCCAACCGTTCAAGCAACCGTTCTGAGGCGGTGTTCTTGTCTAGTTTTTCTTCTATCTCACGGATTTGTGCTTCTATTTCAAAACGCTTACGGCGTACACCAACGATGTGTGTAGCCTGCTGTTCGCCACCATAAGCGCCAGATGATATTGTCATCTTCTTGCCTTCGGAACCTGCGGTACGGGACGACTGATGCAACACAAGCAACGGCACATTGTGTCGCTTGCCAAACGCTTTGAGCGTGTTGGCTTTGCTGGGCACATCGCCATCGCCTGAGTTCAGCAATTCCAAATAGTCAAATACAATTAACGATGGCTTGCCCCATAGGTCTTGTATTTCGCCTACGGCTTTTTCCATGTCGCTAAGTGTCATGAACTGGTCAAAGACAGCCAAATTGGGGAAGTGTTCCACGGCTGTCTGCTTGAGCAGCGCAATCGCTTCTGGGTCTTGATGTTCAATTTGATATTCCAAATAGGCAGCGTCAACACCGTGCATTACACAAGCCAATTTGATTAGCGTTAATGTGCGTGGCTCGTCAGGACAGAAATAAATAACAGGCTTGTCGGCGTTTGCTACAAGTATCTGCAATAAAAATAATGTTTTACCTGAGTGGCTGTATCCGTTGATGATGCACATTTCTGCTGGTGCTATGCCACGGATTTCGTGGTCAAGTTCGGGGAAACCTAAGTAGATGCGTTCGGCTGGGTTTTGTGCCCAATGAACATACTCGTCCACGGCTCCAATTAGGGGTTTGTAATATGTGTTTGATGCTGGTCCCACAGACGGCTCAGGCGTGGAGATGTTCTCTCCACGCCCAAGTTGCGCCCATCGGTCAGCAAATTCGGTTGGTGTTTCCAAATTGCTCCTAGTGGTAGTTGGTTATATTATTTGCGAGCCTTTGGTTCCCAATAGGCTTGGTCGCCCTGTACAGCCTTGAACCAAGGACGCTTAGGGTTTACAGCAAGTCCGTCACGATTGTCCCACACTTCTGTGACACCATCTTTGGCACAAGCGGATACAAGCCATTCAGGGATTGGACCATGCTGGCTTCCCTTGATACGGATTGAACCTACCATGCCTGACGGCTGTGTCGTAGCAGTTGGGAAGGCGTTGGCAACCATCTGTACTTGCTGTTCTACAGGCTGTGTGTATGTTGTTGCTGGTGTTGCAACCATTTCGCCAAATGCGTGAGCATCAAACAATGCTTCACGAACAGCGTCAAACGCTGTCGCCCATTGGGTGATGTTGGTTGAAACATCATCTGATTTTGGTGTAAGGTCAGCAGCAATTTTTGCTGCAACTTGGGTAATGATTGACTGGTCCTTATTCATGGACTCTCCTGTCGTTGTTGGTGTTGGGCATATTGTCAAATTGCACAACGAATATGCTAGTCGTTGTTTCTTTCAGGCATTGACAGCCCTAGGTGGATTCCGTCCATCTCGGTAATCCGAACTCTATCAGATAGGTCGGAAATGTCATTGGGCTGGTGGGAAGCCGTCACTATGTGCAACATAGGCTCCCTTACAGACAGACCAATACGAACACCATTTAGCGGAACACAAAAAATGCTGGTCATTCATTGTCCACTCAGTGTTTAAACCTGTGTTTAAATGTTGCGAAACAATACCTGAGGTTTGTTTTAGCAACCAATTTATCTGCTCCTTAGAGCGTGTAATCTTCAGAATTTGTGCCGTGGGATTTTTATGTCGCAACATGACACCAAACCTAAAGTCAACAGGGTAGCCAACTTCAGGCATAAATTGGTTAACAGCGTAACCATATACCGAGGCTTGAACAGATTGCTTCTGCTTCTCATTAGCGAAATATTTGCGGGCAGCCGTTTTCCAATCCCAAATTACGCCACTAGGGGTAACATAATCCATTGTGCCACTGAAACCCAATTTGTATGGTCCAACCGTCAGGTCTGTGAGAACGCTAAATTGGCGTTCACATTGACCACCAAATTCAACTTCAGGTTGGATGTTGTTGTACCAAGCATCAGTCATGGAATGCACAAACCCTGTGACTTCTTCATCGCTGTAGTCAACACGGGCAATGTCGGGTTGGGCTAGTTCGGCAAACACATGTTCCAAGGCTACTGCTGTCATCACGATTTGGTTTTGCTCCACGGCTCCAGTTAGCACTCCTTCAATGGCGGAGTGCATCCCTGTGCCGATTGCTGTGGCTTCTGAGCCACGGCGGAAAGACGGCATCACAATGCCAAGTCTTGCCCGTTCAGGACACAACAGAACATCACCGAGCCAAGATTGCCTCACCCACACGGTATTGTTTTCATTATCTATTTTCACTGTATCTCCTTATAAGAATAGTAGCATGGACAAAACAGACAGTACAAGGAGACATAACTACCTATCTTGTCCATGCTATTATAAGTTCTAGTGTATCACCCTAGGTCGGAATTGCGACTACGCAATTTTGATATAGCACCACTAGTGTAGTGAATTTTAGTTTCGTGAAAGACGGATTCAACAATTTCTTTATTGCTTAATCCTTCACCAATTAAGCGTCTAGCCACCACTCGTGCCTTGGCTTGTTGGTTGGGGTCGGTTGACACCAGAAAGCCAGATGAGTTTTGCTTTAATACATGGACAAAATATCCTTTAAGATTATAAACGCAAGATTTGCCTATGTCATATTTTTTCATTAGTTCACGAACGCCAAGTTTGTTTTCTTCAATATCACGCTGAAATTCACCTAGCAAATAGGAAGTCCATTTTGCTAATTTGAGTTCAGGAAACTGATTTACTGTGATTGCTCTCATAAACATCTTCCCTGAAATACCTAGGATGTCTAGGATTTCTTCTATCTTTGCATTTTCTTTGTTCATATATTCTGCTACTACCTGTCTGATTGCTTCCATACTTGTTCTTGATGTGTCTGTTCGGAATGGTGGTGGTGAACCATTTTTAATAATTGAGCCTCGTAATGCATCTTGAAACTTCATCAGGTCATCCATGTAGTTGACAAGTTGCCCCCTAGTCCAAGGGATGCTGTAGCCTCTGAGTTCACAGATTTGAGGACCCATATAAATATGATTTACACAATCGTTAGCCCATTTTGTGGGATGTGTTATTACAACATCACACAAGCATTCTTGTGGATGTTCAGCATTGCCACACCCAAGCCAGTCGTCACCAAATTGTTCGGTCATCGTTCGCTCCTGACTTTCCTGAGCACTTGGAACATAAACATGGACGAACAATATCGTCACCGTCCCACATTCTGTAGAACCACGGTACGAAAGTATCGCAATCCTCGCATTGTCCTCGCTGAAGAATCATCTCATACCAAATTGGTTCAGGTGGGTTCTTCATCCGTGATGGCGTATGTTTCATTCGCCAAGCGGATAACGAATCAAGCATTTTCAGCAACTCGGTTACATCCTCAGCAAAGAAGTTTAACTCTGCGTTGTTCAACCTAATTTGCAGATGCTGGATAACTCCTGCTTCCATGTCTGCATTTAGGCTGACGGCTGGTGCATCCAACATGAGCACTTTTGTGTTGGGCTTGAATAGGTGTTTCATTTTGTTTTCTCCATCATGTGATGTGTTTTGCTTGATGTATGGTAATGGGCTGGTGGGCAATTCATCGGCACAAAAATGTGTACGATGGTATTGCACTTAACGCATTTGTAATTTCCCTGTTTAAAAACCACTGGTTTTGTTGAGGTTTTCGCTGGTGCCTTCGCTTTGGGCTTGGGCTTGGTTGGCATGCTATCAGACATGTTATTCTCCTTGTGTTTCTTGTTCGTGTTTAAATATTGCGTCAAGCATAGTTTCAACAAATTCAGGGTCGGCAGTAAGTTTATTTGCACGATACAATTCAACCCTTGCCCAATCTATAAGAATGTCCACAAGTTCGTGTTGCTCCTCAGACATCATTGTTTCGTTATTGAAGTCCGACTGTGCAATAATAGCATTCGCAAGTTCCTTGAGTTCATCTTCTGTGCAGAATCTTTCCTCAACAGCACAAGACAAACCAAATTGAAGCAATTTAGATTTGTTGTATGTGTTCGCTGTTCGCTGTACCAAGTCTGTACTCAGACCTTCCCAAACCCAACTAGGCAAGTCATAACACTCACCGTCATACTCACCCTCAGGACTAAGCCCTGACATAAGCAGACAAGGACCACGCAACTCCTGACGGAATAACGCAGTAGCCAAATAGTTAGGTTCCATATTACGAATTAAACCTTCGTCATGGACATAACCAAGTACGATGCACACATCGCCTTCTTCGTTTTCAACTTCAACACGAACCATGTCAAAGTGACCACCCACCACCTTCTGAATTTCAGTGTGTGTAGGTTCAATTAACATCGGCTCAGGTTCAACCTGTGGACCCGATGGTAATACCGTTGCGGATATTGTTGTCATTTTGTTTCTCCTAGTTTGTAATTTGCAATGGTTCCTGTGACCCACTGCTCTATTGCTTCATCAACACCACAAGTAGAGCACACATAAGTTGTGTTGTCAAGTCGTGATAGTGCTGCTCGTGTTAATAGCATTGTTTGTGAACACCTTGGGCATTCGGTAGTGTTTCTTAATACTTTCATATTTTGTTCTCCTGATTTTTTATTGTAGGTCTGTATCATATTTCCAATCGTAACACCAACCACTATGGCAGTCACAATCGTCATCTATGCAATCTGTATCTAGCATCGGTACATCGCAACACCAATGTGTTCGTGACTTTCCAATACGCTTAATGTTAACTCGCTCCCTAGGGACCAGCATGTCAGCACTGACAACGCCAAACACCAATGAAACCAGCCCAATTAGTAGGTATATATTCATTATTTGTCCTCGCTAACTTCGTCAACTAGGTTCAAGCCCCATACTTTACGCCATTTTGACGCAACCAATTTGGCTTGACCTACGGAATGGCATTCCAATGTGAGCACCTTGCCGTCAGTGTCGTCACCAGTAGGTGATGACATGCCAATGTACACCACATTATCCCAGCGACTAACCGTAAGCACATCGCCCCGCATTTTCGTATCTATATCTATTTTCATTTTCTGTTCTCCTAATTTATTTTCTTATTTGGCAGCATGATGCCGATAGCGAGACACACTACCGACACCATACCAACACCATGTGTCACTAGTCAAGCAAGCCTAAGCCTTGGATGGTTTGCATAATCCACTCAACAGGCTTCTTGATAATGTCATTGTTGCCACCGTGTTCAATACGGTTGAGCACCACATCGCATTGCAATTCATCAGCGAATGTGATTGGAATGCTAGTGCCATGACCATGTGATGACATTTTGCCTGCACCGCCTTTGCCTGACCACTTCTCACGGACTGAGAATGTTAGTCGGCGGAGCATCGCAGGGTGAGCAATGGCATACATCAGTGAGTCAATATCCAACGGCTCCCTAGGGTCGTGCATTTGAACCAATGTGGTGTGTGTTTGGTCGGAACCAACCTTCACTGTTGTTTCACCCCACAACTCAATGCTGATGCCCATAGTAGCCAGTAGGTCAACTAACGCTGTGATTGTGACACCACGCTTGAGCATTTCGCTAGTAGGTGTTGAACCATTTGCACCGTAGTCCAATATGAGTCGGCATATTTTGCCTTGTGATGTTGTAGCCACCTTACGGTAGGCAACCATGTGGTCAGGACGACCACCAAGGAAACGCCCCATGTCAACCCGACCACCACATACTGAATTGTATGAACGCTTGACTGTTTGGAAGCGTTCGCCAATTTGGTCTTGCATAACTCGTAGCATTCTGTCCAGTGAGTCACGCTCATCGTGCCAACCTTCGGTAGCCAATTTGACTGCTTCGGCTAGGTTATTTGTGCCACCACAGAAGTTGCTAGAACCTGTGTTACTGTGATGGTCCAAGTGTGGACTTGTATTTGCATACGATAACAACTCACTGAATGAGTTGAATTTGTCAATTACCTTGTTCATTGTGTTCTCCTAATTTGTGTTTCCAATTTGACTGTGCCACCCCATTACAGGGTGACATCAGCAAGTACCTTGTCACGCTGTACACCTTCAAGACCAAAGCCGAATGTCATGTCAATGGCTTCGTTCATGTCAAAACCAAGGTGCAATAGGCTAGCGCCGTGTTTCGCATCTCGTGGTGTAACCATAACTCGTAGCCCTGATGTTTCGCAATTTGCCCTAGCCTTACGAATGATGTTGAGCCATGAAAATTGAACTGCAGTGTCAAGCCCTGTGGACGCTACCATCTCGTTCTCAATGTTCTCATCAACACCTACAACGATTTTGACAAAACGATTCATCGTAGCAGCGTCAATAGGTGACCTGCCGACATACTGAGCCGTAGCACCAGTACCGTAAGTGTTACCAGCCGCTACCAATATGAAGTCCTTGTGCTTGGTGACCATTTTGTCAGGAAACGCCATGATGCCATTGCTAAGAGCCTGATTCAATGTCACAAGTACATCGGGTGATGCATTGTCCATCTCATCTAGCAACATCACGCCACCATTCTCAAATCGTTCACGGAATGAAGTGCTATGTAGAACACCATGACCATCACGAAACCCCACATAGTCAAATTTGGCATCCGTAGTACCGCAAGATACGGCACTGAATTCCAAGCCCATTTGCTCTGCAATTTGGGCAGGAATTGTGGACTTGCCAGTCCCAGCAGGACCCACAAGATACACATTAGCCCTAAGAGCCATAATCTGTGCAATTTGTGCATACTTAGCATGGACAACACCGACCGTAGGTTTAGATGGTACGCCATTGTTAACGATGACCACAGGAGCAGGACGATTCAACGATGCGATTCGTAACTCGTCAATTTGAGCCTGTAGGGCTTCAATTTGGGCAGGGTCAATTTGTGTTGTCGGTGGTGTCATAACACCACTGGCAAGCATTGACTCCATGAGTTGCTTGACTGCATCGTCAATGGATGAACCCTTAGGTTCAGCCTGACGAGGTGCACTGTTCAACACAACCTGAGCCGTAGGTGATGGTTCCATGAAAGGCTGAGGAACATAATTGTTCTTCTCGCCTAGTTCCTTGATACGGACTTGAACATGATTCAACATGTCTGACTTGTCCATGCCAACGGGTGTTCCTTTTCCTGCAAAAGCATTGCAGAATTTGCCAATCGCCATAAGCGTTGAACGGTCTGCCCAACGAAGTTGAGTAGTCCGTGGTTCCCCATTTACCTTTAGGTAAGTGTAGTCCGCCGAATTGGTATCGGTATTGTGTTTAATGCCAACGATAGTTGGCGCTTTTATTGCTCCCATGTTATGTCTCCTAACATTTGGGTAATGTCATAACCCCATTGGTTATGTCATCGTGGATATTAGTGGAATTGAACCACCCTGTCAAATTGACAGTCACCATGAATACCCGACTAGATATTATCTAGCAGTCAACAGGAAAGCCACGAAAGACCGTGACACCATCATAAGCAACATACCGAGGGTCACCACCATTACGGTAGTAATGCCATTCGTTGCCCATAATTTTATTCATGCCCTGTTGGTCAGAAGCACTGCCCCAACCTGTAGAGATTGGCTCAAATGTCCAACCCCAAGGCTCGCTGTTCTCAAATTGACCCATAAGGGTATCGTAATGAAACACTTGGCGAACATCCACAAGGTCACTGAAGTCCTCATAGCGCCATTCTCCAACCTTACGGACTGTACCGTCCTTAAATGGCGTAGCCAATTTAGGGCTAACTCCCCGTAGGGCTTGTTCATTAGTCGGCTTTATCCAAGCGTCAGGGTGTATATTTTCAAGTTTCACAATGTCTCCTTGTGTTATCTGTCCATGCCAAATTAGCAAGGACATAGTGGACAAGGTAGGAATCGCACCTACCGTACCAACAGCACCTAGTGCCTTGTCCCCGATATTGTTTAGCCTCGTATCACCGAGCGTTCTTCCTATGGTGACGGCATAGGCACCGACATGCTAATAGCATGCTAATCGTGACTCGTGGCGACTCAATGCGCCAATTCCCCAGTGACGACACACCGAGAATGTGTATTTACCGTAAGTAAATAACAGGCTATGCCCAAGGTTGCTTTATGGACTAGTCCCTGTTCGTTTGGGATATGACATGAACCTAGACGGACTGGTCTAGACGCATTCCACCACAGTACAAGCCCTAAAGGGTCTTGTATCGTAAATGATGACGCTCTCACTGCACAGTATCGGCAAATAAGCCCGAATTCTGCACCGTGGTACATGTCTCCTACCCTTCATGCCTTCTGAGTGCACTTCGCTAGTAAGCATTGCCTTAGGACGCCACTCACCATGAGAGCCGACACCTAGGTCAACCAAGTCGCTATGAGGCTTGAACATGTTGCCATGACAAGCGGACTTGTTCGTTCCGTCCCTAGTGCTGTGAACACCAAAGCCGAAGCGATGTCAATCACTCTAATCACAGTCCAAACCAAATTGCAAGTCTCCTCGGTCCCTGCGCCTTTTGCAAAGCAAAACAGGCGGGACGGCGCACCCGCGCTCAGGCTATGCGCAAGCGCCCGTGCAGGTCATGCCTCATGCGCTCGCCCGATAGCACACTTCCTGCACCCTGTCAAGTAGCCGATGGTTACCACCCCAAATAACCGATGACTACTACAGGGCTTGACTTTCCGAGCCTCGCGCCTCTGCGCACACAGCACACGGGGGGCGCATGGGGGGGTAGGTACGGTCGGACCTCTGGGAC